GCAACTTGTTTCGGTTAATGGAATTTGGCAAGACCGAATGGGAAATGAAACTTGTGTTCACGATGAACCACACGATGTAGTAGAAAGGAGTCGCAAGTGAGAAATTATGTTTTCATAAGTAATAAAAATGCGTTCGAGATTATCGATGAGCATTTAAACGAACAAACGACTTCTGCTATTGAGGTATCTCAAAACGCTAAAGGCAAAGTTCTTCATTTCCATAATTCTGAAATGGCTACTCGCCTTGCGCTTTATGTTGAAGACCAACGCAACATGATTGCTTTCGACATTATGGTTCTGCCAATGAGCCAAGATGAGAAGCGTTCTGCTAGAGATACGGTTCGCTCTTTAACTCGTATCGCCGATGAACTGTCCTTAGTTATTAAACAACTGAAAGAAAAGGAGGTGGCAAAGTGAGAGCCGTAGAAACACTTCTTGTTGCTTCTGACTTGAAAGCAAAGTTATCACACACAGACTTTCGACAGGTTCATGCCAATCACCTTTGCGCCGACCCTCGCTTCGAAAAAGTTACAGACCACGCTAGAGGTCTTGTCGATAGTCTTGAATCTTTATTGAACCAATCAAGTTTGTATTTCGTAAAAGGCGAAATGACGGACTTAATTACTTATGCAAGCGAACAGTTAGAAGAAAGTGATGTTCTTGACTTCACGCTTGCTCCTACTCAAGATGGATTTGTTTATTTTGAGAAGCCAATTCCGTTAATGGATTTACGAGGAACAACACTTCACATAAACATGGCTTTGTGGCACTTCACTCATAAGGACGACCTTGTTGTGTTTATGTGGAATGACCAATACAGAACTCCCGACCCAATAGCGATTCAGATTCGGAATGAAGCGCAGAAAGATAAACGCTCTCAACTCTTTCTTGAGTGTATTGGTCGTTGGGGATTTATTGGAATGGTTGCGGCTAACGATGGCGACACAGTTGGACAGAAACTTGTTCAACAAGATGAGGAAACCATTAAAAGTTATGAAGACCGAGAAGGATTTACTCCTGTCGCTTCAGGCAACTTTGTCCGAGCAATACACGCTTACTGGTTATTAATGGACCAAACTCTTGTAAAAGTTTCAGATGAACACGCTGATAAAAAATTGGCTCGAACAATGAAACGATTTGAGTTGCCTAGTTATGTAACGGTAATGCAGTATCGCCGAACAGAAACAATAGGAGAGTTCGTTGGTGAAAGTTCCGTTGAATGGTCGCACAGATGGATAGTTCGTGGTCATTGGAGATGGCAACCTTTCAAGAACGATGCAGGTAAGGACGATAGAAAAAGAATATGGATAGCACCATTTATGAAAGGACCTGAGGATAAGCCTTTGGTTCTAACCGACAAAATATATGCACTCACTAGATAAGGAAGAAGGAAACCCAAGATGGCACTAACAAAGACACAGATTAAGGAAATCGCTACAACTGTTGGAACGACTTATATTGAGAAGCCGAGTTCAGCAACGGAGATTTCATCTTTGCGTTCAAGACTTTGGCAAGCCGCCAAAAGAAACAACACCAAAGTTAGTTGTTCCATTGAAGGCGAGCGCATCGCCGTTCTTGTTACCGCAAAGGAATAACTAATGGAGCAACAATATCGAGCAACCGTCTTTCTTAAGTTCTCAATGAAACCTGAGAAGATGAAGGAGTTGGGCTTTGATATTGAAATGCCACCTTCAGGTTTTCTTTATGATGACCTCTTGGCTCTTTTGAATGGCGAAGAAGGAGTAACGGTAGTGGAGTCGGCAATTGTAAAAGAATGCTCTCCATTACCAACTCCCTTAGAAGTCGTTCAAACAGTTTGCGAAGGTTGTAATTTATTGAAGCCAACAAGTCTGACGGCTCTAGGACGAGTCTGTACTGACTGCAACGGAACAGTTGTTCCAATCCGAAGACGAGAAGTTTACGGACCAACAATAAAAAAATAATCCCTCAACCCAAGGAGGAAACATTATGGATGAACTAGATTTCACACCGCCACCAGCGGAGATTCAGCATTGTGCCTGTTGCAAGGCATACAAGGCGAATAGAGCCCCGATTGAGCGAAATACGGTACGAATAGGCAGAAGGAGTCCAAACACCTCTCAAATCGCCGCTCAGCGCCTTTTACCCCGCACAGGAACCAAGCGCAAGAAGGTATTTGACTTGATTCGAGCCGCTGGCGATGTAGGACTGTGCGACCACGAAATTGAGGATTTAACTGGCTGGCTTCACCAATCGGCTTCCTCAATCCGTAATGGATTAATGAACGATGGCTGGATTAGAGATTCAGGCAAAAGAAGAAAGACACCTCAAGGGAATGGAGCGATTGTATGGATATCGATGGAATGAGAGTCGAGGGTTGGGTAACTAAAACGATTACTGAAACCCACGAAGAAATCTTGTACGGAATCTTTGAAGATAAACAATCGGCTGAGGATTGGGCTAAGAACTTATTACCAAGCACAATCGTGCTTCCAATCTTTATGCCTCAATTCAACCGAGGATAGGAGAAACATTATGACTTTTAATGGATGGAAGAACCGAGAAACTTGGAATGTGGCTATGTGGCTTCAGAACACAGAATCTTATTACCTCGCCGTATGTGAGTTTATGAAAGACTACCAAGGGGTTGCGCCTTATAAGGACTTCCTTTTAGAGTCAGGATTAATGGCTCAAGCAACTGGCGATGGGGTTAAATACTTTGGCAACACTTTAGATTATGTTGGGCTAAACGACATGATGAGAGAGTTCTCGCCTCAAGGAACAAGAGCAGGAAACATTATTAGTCCTAAGTGATGTATCCGACACGCCGATAGTTTCTAAACCCTAGTTTCTAAATCGTGTTAGCATTATGTTCCAAGGAGGCTAACATTATGACCTTGTACGCAACAACCGCTGTTCCATCACTCGATTTCTTAAGTGGAGTGGAAACATTACAACGCATACTAAAAACCCATACACAAGTTGCTAGTGCTGCTTACGATAACGACACGCAAACAATCGTTGCAGTATTAAAAACTGAAGGAGGGCATTTGGCTCTCGAATCAGTACGAGAAACATTAACTCGTTATCAATTACCATTTAATGAAATGCGCTCATTTGCTTATGCCATACACAAAGCACAAGAGATGGCACATGGACATGAAGTAGTTGAAATTGGCAATTATCGGTTGGAAGATTCTTCTATTCTTTAAAGCAACTGCTAAACTTTTAGGGTTGTAAAAAGATAGACCGCAATTGCTAAAGCCATTAGCAAAAGCAAAAGACCTTCAACCGAAGGCACTTACACGCTCCGTCTTAGACCCAATAAGCGAGCATGGAAGAACTCCGTCGATTGGTGAACGGTGAAACTCACTAAATATGAAAACCCTATTGTTATCTCAGCACTTGCCGCAGTTATCGGAATTGGAATTGGCGGCTACTTTAATCAAGAACAAGTCGTAGTAACGGCTCCCGTACCTATCGTCAAAGTTGAGCCGACTCCACTCAACCCTGAACAGGCTCGCCTTGTAGCAAAGAAGAAACTTGCTGACTACGGCTGGGCTAATAAGGAACAATGGAAATGTCTTAACTGGGTATGGGGTAAAGAATCTGCTTGGAACTATCAAGCCGTTTCTCCAACTAAGGACCACGGAATCCCTCAACGCAATATGCCAAACCACACAACTACTGAAAAGATTAACTTCCTTAAAGACCCAGTAAAACAAATTGAGTGGGGACTTGGCTATATCGAGCACAGATACGGCTCCCCATGTAAAGCAAAATTGTTCAAAGAACGCAACGGCTGGTATTAAACTAAGGTTTAGTTTTTTGAATTATGGAGTCGTTCTTGGTGTTTTCAAGGTTTGTCTTTTAGACTTCCAAGATGACCACAATCGTTGCCGTCCAATACGCCGATGGCGTAGTAATGGGTACTGACTCTCTTGTTACGGCAGAGCGGAAATACTCTCATCCTAAAATGCAAAAGATAACGACTACTGGTCCTTATCTAATTGCTGGAAGTGGTGAAGTAGCGGCTTGCGACATTATTCAACACATTTGGGAACCGCCTATTCCTACTGTTGGAGATAAAAAAGACCTTTACCACTTTATGATTGCGTTTGTTATCCCTTCAATGAAGAAAGTATTTAAAGAGAACGAGTACAAATGGGATGCCGATGATGATGAAACTAAGTTTGCTTTCTTGATAGCACTAGAAGGTGAAGTGTTTGAGATTAGTGATGATTTATCTGTTTGTTTAGATTCTGCTGGTTTTTATGGAATTGGTTCGGGTTCATCTTTGGCTCTTGGTGCTTTAAAAGCAAAAGCCTCAATACCTGATGCCTTACAAATTGCTTCAGACATTGACCCATACACAGCGCCACCTTTTTCTCTTTATACTCAAAAGAAGCCACCTTTAAAGAAAAAACCTGTAAAATAATTATATGGCTATCCCTTTTATCACTCACGATGTTGCTCGTGCTATCTATGAATACGCTGGCAAAGATGGACTTCCTGACTTCGAAACCTTGCCGCCAACTGTTCAGATTTCCTACATTGAGGAATCAGAAGCGGCATTAAAAACAATCTGTAAACATATTAACTTTCTAGCCACACAAGTAGAACCTTCTGAAATGCAACCTTTCGTTGTGGGAGTAATGAAAGCGATATCAGATACCTTAAAACCTCAAAATGGTTGATTCAAAAGTCTATCGTTGTAAGTGCGGAGAGTGGCTTTATGGCGACCAAGAGTGTGTAGTTTGCGACATTATTGATACTCGGAATAAACGAAAAAAAAGTTAATCAATAAGTTACTCTTATCTAACGAGAGGGGTCGCTATGTCCGATGACGCAGAAGCAAAAATGGATGCCGTAAATAATGCTGTTCAAGGTCTTGCGACCCTTCTTGACAAAGAAGGTGCGATGTGTACTACTTGGATACTGGTAAGTGAGTGGATAGACAGTGAAGGCAATTACTGGTTTAGTACTCACTCCGAGCCTGATTTACCAATCTGGCGAAAGAGCGGAATGTTGCAACACGCCATTGATACTGGCGCAATACAACATCACTTAGACCAAGGAGTTGAAAATGAAGGCGATAATTCTTAGCCTTGTAACAGGTATTGCAGTTGGTTCAGTATTTACATTATTAAAGTTCCCAATCCCAGCACCACCAACCGCCGCCGGAATTGCTGGTGTAGTTGGAGTTTATCTTGGTCTGGTAATTATGACCTTTCTTTGGAAATAAAAAGTGGGAACAGCAGTTGGCTCAATGCATTCGTATCTACAAAATGGATTTGAGCCTTACTCAATAACTTTACTTTTACTTCCATTAGGGCTTATGTTTGTTATGTGGCTCGGACGCAATTTGTGAACTCATCTCCACCGCCTTATCCGCCGACAACTGGTTATGAACCTTGTGCCATAACTGACCCTGAATTATTCTTTCCTGAACGCAATAACAACTTTATAAAGATTACGGAAATCGCTAAAGGACTTTGTCGGACCTGCCCTGTACAGTCGGCTTGTCGCACTTATGCACTAGGCACAGATGTTGAAGGTATATGGGGCGGCACAGATGAAAAAGAAAGAAAACAAATACAAAAAAGAGATGGAATAGAACCTTATAAATTAATTAAGGCTTTTGCTCATTTCTTACCATAAGCGTGCTTCGGCACTATCTCGCTAGAAGAAAAGGAAACAAATGTCCGTACCAGTAACTATCGTTGGCAATCTAACTGCCGATGTTGAACTTAAGTTCACGCCACAAGGTAAAGCAGTAGCAAAGTTCTCTGTTGGAACCTCTGAAAGATTTAAAACTCCTGAAGGTAATTGGGATTCAAAGAACCCAACCTTTTGGAACATTATTGTTTGGGATAAGCAAGCCGAATATGTCGCCGACTCAATCGGTAAAGGCGATGAAGTAATTGTCTTTGGAAAGGCTTACACAACTTCTTGGGAAGATAAGAAAACAGGAGAGAGGCGTTCTCGAATGGAAGTAACTGCTACAAAGGTAGCGGTTTCATTAGCAAGAGCGGTAGCAAAAGTGGACCGCTATCCTTATCAAAAAGTTGCTGAGAAAGATAATCCTTGGGAGAAGGCAAGTGTTAGTGACGGTGGCGGTTGGACAACCACGCCATCTGACGACATTCCTCCCTTTTAAGAAACTTAATTACGAAGGGAATGTTATCCTTTCGTAATATGGAACCAACAACTCATTCAGAGGAATTAACCCCCCTCGTTGTATCAGCGATTAGATTACATGAAATCTATAAATCGCTTCTCGAGGGTGGGTTTTCTTCGGACGAGGCGTTATCCTTAATCTCTAAAATGACTAAATCGGAAGATTAGGAACCCCCATGGCAAAGCCTGACTTAAATGAATTAGGTACTACTGGTCTGCGCCGTAGTGGCGGTTTCATTACTGAAGAATTTTTAAATCAACTTCGTGGTCGTAGAGGACTTCTTGTCTATCGAGAGATGGCAGACAACGACCCAGTTATCGGTTCAATCCTTTATGCAATTGAAAAAGTAACTCTCCGTCTTGATTGGAGAATTGACCCTTACGATGATTCTGATGAAGCAAAAGAAATAGCAGAGTTCGTTGACCAATGTTTAGAAGATATGAGCGACTCGTTTGACCAAACACTTGCTTCAATTCTTTCAATGCTTATTTATGGATTCTCATTCCACGAGATTGTTTATAAAGTTCGTGGTGGAGATGTCGATGACCCTAAGCGCCGTTCTAAATACAAAGACGGAAAGATTGGTTGGCGTAAGTTCCCAATTCGTGCTCAAGAAACTTTAAACAACTGGATGATGGACCAAGAAGGCGGTATTCAAGGCTTCCGACAAATTGACCCAACTGGTGGCGGCTTTAGAGAAATCCCTATTGAAAAAGGTTTGCTATTCCGTACAACTGTAAATAAAAATAATCCTGAAGGTCGTTCATTACTTCGTAACTGTTTCCGTCCTTGGTATTACAAGCGCCGTATTGAAGAAATTGAAGCAATCGGTATCGAAAGAGATTTAGCAGGACTTCCTGTTGCTAAAGTTCCACCTGAGTATTTGTCTAGTGGTGCATCAGCGGCACAACAAGCGGTGCTGGCAGAGATTACAAGTATCGTTCAAAACATTAAGCGTAATGAACAAGAAGGCGTAATCTTCCCTAAGATGTATGACGAGAACAATAATGAAATGTTCTCTCTTGAATTACTTTCTTCGGGCGGCACTCGTCAATTCGATACAGACAAAGTAATTTCTCGTTATGACCAAAGAATCTCAATGTCTGTTCTTACCGACTTTATTCTTCTTGGACATGAGCGAGTAGGTTCGTTCTCTTTAGGTTCACAAAAGATGGACCTATGGACAATGAGTATTGACGCTATTGCTAAATCAATTGCAGAAGTATTCAATCAGTATGCAATTCCTCGTTTAATTAAACTTAACTCTATGAACTCTGAGTTAATGCCTTACTTAACTTATGGTCAAGTATCTAGTGTGGACTTGGGTGAACTTGCTGATTATGTACAGAAACTCACCGCCGCTGGAGTATTAATGCCAGATGAAAACCTAGAGGCTTATCTAAGAGAACAGGCATCTTTGCCTCCTGCGGAGAACTTGGTGGATTAAATGCTTCTTGTTAATAAAGCAAGGAGAGATGAACCACGCCCCGACCCAATTCCCTTAACTCCAGCCGAGCGAGAAGTAAGACGAATACTTCAAACGCACGATTCGGATTTACAAGCGGCGGCGATGTCTAATGCTGTTCGTGAAGCGTTAGATGCAAAGAACATAGAACGAGTTGTAGATGCCTTTCCTTGGGATGCCTCTGCTCAAGTAATTAATCAAACCGCTTCTACTTTTGGTCAAGTTATTCAAGACAACATCGGTGGCGGCTTTCCTAAAGTTGGATTCAAAGGTCGCTTCGACTTTACAGACCCACGGAGTATTGAATGGGCAACTAATCAATCGGCTCAGTTAGTTACCGCAGTAACGGACACAACAAGAAACATTATTCGTGAAACTGTTTCAGAAGCCTTTACTAAAAATGTAACTGTTTACGACACCGCTCGAAAGTTAAGAAGTGTTATCGGTTTAAACGATAGACAAGCAATTAGTTTTGGTAAGTTCATAGATAACTTAGATGAACAAGTAAGAGCAGGAAAGATAACTGCGGCTCAACGACTTGCTATGGGCGAGCGCCAATACAAAAAAATGATTAAGTATCGAGCCAATATGATTGCTCGCCAAGAAATACTTATGGCTGAGAATCACGGAAGGTATTTAGGATTTACTCAAGCCGTTGAACAAGGTTGGGCGCACCCAAAGTCTATGAAGCGATGGAGCACTTCAACAGATGAACGCACTTGTGATATTTGTATGCCGATGAATGGTAAATCAACTGTGTGGAATGAATCTTTTCCTAACGGAGTATTTAATCCTCCTGCTCATATAATGTGTCGTTGTTCCATTTCATTACTAGAACCTGACTCATCACTTGCTCAATCATTTATGGAACCAGCGAAGATTGCACCACCAGTTGTTGATTTACCAATTCCATTACTACCAACTATTCCAATAGGTAATCTAAGAACACCTGAACAAGCATTGAGTGAAACTCAAACAAAGGCTTCAGGACTAAGTACTTTTCAATACGATGCAGGACAAATAGAGAACTTAAATGTAACTGCTGAATCAGTTATTTTTAATGGAACGGCACATACGGAAGTAAGAATGAAACTAACTTCTGGCGCTAAAACAAGATTAAGTCAAGAAATAGAACGGTCTATTGCTAAAGATGATGGCAAATGGGATAAAGCAAGAGGTATTTTGGTTATCGATAGAAAGATAAAAAAAGAAGTTACTTTTAATCATATTCCAGAGAGCGCCGATGAGCGATTTATTTTTATTAGGAAACAATACAGAACAGACGGAACTCCTGGTCCTGCTTTTGTTAATACGGATTTAAGTTCTAATACTTATACTGCTTTTCGTTCTGATGGAACAGCCATTCGTTTTGTAACCTCTAAAGATGCTTATGCTTTTGATGGAACAGTTCGAGTTATGATTCCCGGCAAAGCCACTCCTGCTCAAATAGAAAAAGTAATGAAAGACTTAGGAGTAACTGCTAACAGATTGCCTTCAGCAGAAGATGTTGAAAAATTAAAAACTGCAAAGTTAATCAGTTTATTCAATCCAAACTTTGGAAATGTTTTAGAAAAAGCACCAATAGAAATAAAGGCTGAAATAAAACGAATTACTACTAAATGGGGATTTACCCTTGATGAAGTCACTGAAGAAATAGATAATGATGGAGCGCTTCGCTTTTTATTACCTGAACGAATTGCAGTAAAGATTGCAGACGATTCAAACATTAAATCTATTAAACACGCTCTTGGTGGTTATCTTTACGACATACCTCAAGACGAAGCAACTAATCGTGTTGTTAGTTTCTTTACAGGTAATGGCAAACTACTTTCACAAACACAGCGTAAGACAAGAGGTAGTGGCGGTTTTGGTATTTCCGAAGACAGCGATGTACAAACAGGTGGAGCGGATTATGTCTTTGTTCGACCTTCGAGAGTATTGCCTCAAGATGCAGGCCAATATGCAGGAACAATGGTTTTCAGTCCAACACAATTATTAAGAAGAACTGATTACTTTGGGTATTCGGGAGATAGTTACGGCGTAAAGAACCCAGCCAAAATGCAGAGTTATTTGAATACTAAAACAAGACAAAAAGATGTATTTCCTGATACTTTCGATGAAATCACTAACCCTTCAAACTCAGCAGAGATGATGTTTCAACACTCCATAGATATAAACGACCTTTATTCAATTTCAGTCAACCCTGTAACAAGAGATGAAGCAATATCAAGGCTCAAAGGATTAGGTATAGACGAGTGGAATGGGCGTAAAATAGAAGATGTGATTATCTTGGCTCAGGAGTACCGATGATACCAACAGAAGATTTAATCCTTACGCCTCCATTATGGGGATTAGGAAAGACGCCTAGAGTAATTGCCTACGGTCCTTTTGTTGTGGAGAAAGGTAAGCACCGCCTTGTAGGTATGTACTTAATGCAAGAAGATGAAGAAACTATTTCTTTTTGGGACGGGAACAGGAATCGTTATTTTCAAGAAGACGAAGTAACGCTACGAGGGTTAGAAACAAAAGATGCCGACCTTGTTCAATTAGACTCCAAGCGAGCAGGTCTTACAAAAGAAGATGTTATAAGTAAGGCGTTACTAGCCTTCCAACCTGTAAGTATGTGAAAGAATAATCTCATGCCATACACAATAGAAACTAATGCCGCCGACTGCGATGGCTTTGCCGTTGTAGATGAAGGTGGAGAAACTGTTGGTTGCCATAAGAACCGCCAAGATGCTTTAAAGCACCAACGAGCCTTGTATGCCAATGTTCCTGATGCAACAGAAAAAGAAGGACCAACAGTTAGCGATGTTCATGTTCCTACTGCTATGGGTCGTGTTCGAGTAAAGAAACCAACTTTAAGTAAGAGCGTTGATACCTTAATTGCACAACACGATAAACTTCACAAACAAACAGATACTCCAAGCGAGGCTCAACTATTTGTTCATCACAGCATTATGGAAGAAATCTTAAAAGCAGGAGATGACTGTGAATGCTCTTGTGGTAAATGGAGTGAGCCGTTAGTAATTGATTCCATAGAAACAGAATTAGAAACTCTTATTAAATCTGAGAACCGTTCCCTCGGTCCAGTAAAGGGAATTATTCAAACAGGTCTTGATAACGGATATAAGTTTGCTGATGTATTACAAATGCTCGACATAGGCGGCTACATGATTGTGGTTCGTCCTAAAGAAGTAAAGATAGAAAGCGATGAAGTAGAAGTAGAAGAATCTGCTTCTCTCATTGAAAAGATTAGAGAACTTATTAACAAAGAAAAATCTACACCCGATACTTTTGTGCCGCCTAAAGCAGTACAAGAAGAAGCAAAGCGTGCGCTCGCTTGGATAAAAGAAGGACACGCTGGAGCAAACTTCACAAGCGTAGGTCGCACTCGTGCATCTCAACTAGCCAATGGAGAGGGAGTTTCAAGAGACACTCTCGCTCGTATGAAATCATTTCTTGCTCGTCACGAAGTTGATAGAGAAGGACAAGGTTACAAAGTTGGTCAGACCGGGTATCCGTCTCCTGGTCGGGTTGCGTACGCTGCTTGGGGTGGGGATGCAGCGAAGACTTGGGTAGATAAATTGTTTCGACAATATGACTTGGCAAAGTCTTACGGAGAAATAGAAACAGTATTCAAGGCAGATGAGAAAAGATTTACTTTAGGTCCTTGGTACATTCCTGATACCGCTGATGCTCATAATGAGTGGACAGACAGCGAAGAACTACAAAACGCTTTATGGAATTATGTTAAAAAAGGGGACCGCCGAATCAGACTTCAACATAACAAAGATGTTGTTGCTGGCGAATGGTTAGAAACTATGACTTGGCCTTACCCAGTAACCGTTCCTGTTACAAAAGTAGATGGCACAACCGAAGCCGTTACTTATCCAACTGGAACTGTATTTATGGGAGTTCAATGGGAACCTTGGGCGTGGGAATTAGTTAAGAAAGGCAAACTAACAGGGTATTCTATTGGCGGTAAGGCCGAAAGAATGTTAGTTGATTTACCAGAAGGAGCCTAATATGGAAGATGTAATCAAACACGGAAGCCATAATCAAGCAAGCCACGGACGAAAAGGTGGCGGTGCTGGTGCTGGAGGTTTAACTCCTGAACAAGATGCAAAACTAGATGACCTTTCGATTGATTTGTATAACCATAAACAAACAATGCCTTTAGATGTTAGGACAGGAAAGAACACTCCTAGGGCTCAAGCATATAGAACTAAGTTCACTCAAATAGTTGATACCGCCGCTGGCATTATGGGTAAATCTCCCAAAGAGGCTTTCGGCGAACTTAATAGACGAATGGGAGTTGGCGGTTAATGGAAATACTCCTGCACCGCCGAGTAACAAAAGCAGAATGTCCTACTGCTACAAAAAATGTAGCCACAAATCTTAGAAATCGTGAGAAGGCAATTAAGTCTGCCGCCTACGGACCGCTCAATCCTGAAGAAGCAAACACAGAGTTTTGGAACGCAAAGGCTAAACGCTGGGATGTTAGTATTGAACAAGCAAAGAAATCTCTTTGTGGTAATTGTGCCGCTTTTATTCGAACACCTGAAATGTTGGAATGTATCAAAGAAGGATTAGCAACTGGCGATGAAAGAAGTGAAAACTCTTGGGATGTTATCAACGCTGGCAAATTGGGCTATTGCGAAGCCTTCGATTTCAAGTGCGCTTCGTCTAGGACTTGTGATGCATGGATTACAGGAGGACCAGTCAGATAAGTCCGAAAATAGGAATACGGATATTGACTGGAAATACCAAAACGAATTACGGAAACAATGGCTAAAAGATAATCCAAATGCAAGTTATGAAGGCTGGATGTCTATTTAACTGTACAAATTAGCACGGAATCTGTACGGAATAAAACATAACCATTAAATGAAGTTCCCTTAACACCTATCAAGGCGTGATACTTACTCCTGCAAGTTAAACCTAACCCAAGGAGGGTGTATATGTCGCAAGAAACGGTAGTAACTAGAAATCTCGGTGAATTGATTACCGCAATTCATTTAAACCGCAATCACATGCCTGACTTCAATCCAAACGATTCAGAAAGTAAAGAAAAGATTGAGCGAGCCCACGAAATAATTCATGGACTTGTTCTTGCAGTTAAGGCTGAAGTTGGATTTGAAACCTACGAGCAAACATTGAAGTTCATCGACCAAGAGATTCGTAATCAAGCGGTGATGCAATAATGAAGGCGCTAGGTGTTAAGGGATTAACTCAAGTCAATGATGTTAATGACCCTATTCAAGAACTTAGCCTTAAGGGTTCATTAGAAGTTATTGAATTCGATAAAGAAGACCTCGTAAAGAAATGTTATGACTTTATCGACACTAACATTGTTGAAGCCGTTCATCTTGCTTCATTAGGAATAACGATGTGGCTGGATGAAGAAGGCAAATTAAAAAATAATGTCTTACCTAATCTCGATGGAACTTTTCTCTTTATGAAAGAGTTTATGGTTCAAGATACGATTATGGGTCATGTCGTCTTTACTTCAGACAAGACCGATGAAGAAGGTTGGGCATTAGGACTTGAAGATGAACAACTTGAAAAACTTAAGAAGTTAATTCTTGAGATGCAAAGCAAGCGACCTGATACTGCGTTTGCTACCGATGTTCTTAACTACGACCCAAGGAGATAACAATGGCTAAACTTTTAGAAACGACAGGATTTACTTACGAAGGAGTTCTGAATAAGAACCCTGATGTGCTAATTGATTGGTTTGATGATTTAGGAAC